TACTCCTGGTAACACTAACTTTTTCTTAGGAAATGTTCAGCATTTAGATACAAATGCAGACAATGTTTCTGTTTATGCAAATGGAAGTTCTAACTCAAAGTTAACATTAACTGACTTTGGTAGTATGGAAATAAACATAGTTGGTAAAGATAGTACTAATTACTATGTTTGGGGTAATGTAGTTTCTGAAGACGCTCCAGCTTTCGCTGATCAATAATAGGGAGGTTTAAATGGCAGACGCAGTTACTTCGCAAACTTTGGTTGATGGACATCAAACTGCTGTCTTGAAGTTTACCAATGTCTCTGATGGATCAGGTGAAGGTGCAGTAAAAAAAGTTGATGTCTCTGCTTTAGCAACAAATGTTAGAGGAGAGGCTTGTACTAGAGCAACCATAGAAAAAATTTGGTGGCAGTGTAATGGTATGAAAGTCAAGGTTTTGTTTGATGCTTCAACAGACGACTTTTGTATTGAGTTAGGCGAAAATCAAAGTGGACATCACGATTACACATCATTTGGTGGATTAACAAACCCAGCAAGTTCTGGTGTAACTGGTGATATAATGTTTACTACAGTGGGTCATTCATCAGCAGATAGCTATACAATCATAATGCAAGTTAGAAAGAGTTATGACTAATGGCTCGGAAGCCTGACAAGCAACCACCTAAAACTAAAAAGTATTTCCGCTCTACTAAAAGTGGGGCGGGAATGACTGCAAAGGGTGTTGCTAAGTATCGTAGAGACAACCCTGGAAGTAAATTAAAAACGGCAGTTACTGGTAAAGTAAAAAAAGGTAGCACCGCTGCAAAGAGACGTAAGTCATATTGTGCAAGATCAGCAGGGCAAATGAAAAAATTTCCTAAAGCTGCAAAAAATCCTAATAGTAGATTAAGACAAGCTAGAAGAAGGTGGAAGTGTTAATGACAAAAAATGTTCAATCTTTGCAAATAGAATTTGCTGAATGGAAATCCAAACAAGATTATCTTGTCAAACATGTTGATGAATTAAGATCAGATATGACAGATATTAAAAGAGCAGTCTTTCAAGCAAAGTGGATGTTAATTGGTGCTTTGGCAGTTATAGCTGTTACTAATACAGGAGCGGTAACAGAATTGTTGGCGTTGTTAAAATAATGGTTATAGGTAGATCGCAAATGAGTCAGCAAATCTCAAAGCCACCAAACAAAAAGAAAAAAGTAAAAAAAATATTAAAGGTGAAAAAAAATGCCAAAAGACGCTTGTTACAGAAAAGTTAAAGCTCGCTACAGAGTTTTTCCAAGTGCTTATGCTAGTGGGGCCATCGCAAAATGCCGTAAAGTAGGTGCCGCAAACTATGGTACTGGTGGTAAAAAGAAGGCTAAAAAGAAAGCAGAAGGTGGTGTAATAGAGCTTAAAAATGGTGGCAATGTACCTAAAAGAACTCGTAAAAGAAAAACAAACAATCCTAATATAGCTCGTGGTTGTGGAGCTGTTATGGAAAATAGACGTAAAGTTACAAAGTTTAGATAATGGCTGTTCGTAAAACAAAAGCAGGTCTTGCACTAAAACGATGGTTCAAAGAAGATTGGAAAGATCAAAGGACTGGCAAGGCTTGTGGAAGAAAAAAAGGAGAGAAGAGAGGTACGCCATACTGTAGGCCATCAAAAAGAATTTCCAGTAAAACTCCTAAAACTGGATCTGAAATGTCTACTTCAGAGAAAAGAAAACGTATTGCACAAAAGAAAAGATTAGGTCAACCAGCAGGTAAGCCAAGAAGAGTTCAAGCAGCAAGAAGAAAAAAGAAATGAGCCTTGAAGATAAAATTTGCGAAGAAATACGTCAGTGGTCAAAACACGCCTTAGAAATACCAAATAAAAATTATAACAATTTACCATCATGTCCATATGCAAAAACTGCTTGGAAAAACAACAAAGTTGGTTTTGCTTTAAAAACTAATAATAATTATGATATTGTTTATACTTTGATAAATAAGTTTCATAATTCCAAAGACTTAATTATAGTTATTGATCTATGTTATGAAGATAACGAAATATTTCATAATAATTTATCTAACTTAAACGTATTAATACATGAAAATAAATTTGACCAACAAGATATTTGGTTAATGGGATTCCACCCTGATGATGATATAAATGAGCTTATAGATGATGGTTCATTTGATGAAATTGTCAGTGAGGAATATTCTTTGATATTTGTACAAAGACTAAGTAAACTTCAAGAAAGTGCAAATAAATTGAAGAAACTTGGATATTATGATAATTATTATAATATGTACAATGTTGAAGACATTTATAAGCAACGCGAAAACTATTATAGGAGACTAAAATGGCAATGAGTCCAAGAAAAATGATGGCTATGGGCGATCAACTTAAAAATGCTGCTAAAAAAATGATGGACGGCGGCAAAGTCAAAAAAATGATGGGTGGTGGCATGGCTACGAAACCTAAAAAAATGCGTGGTGGCGGCATGGCTAAGAAAATGAAAAAAGGTGGTAAAGCCTAATGGCAACATCAAGCTCAACTAACTTTGAATTAGATGTAGCAGAATATATAGAAGAGGCTTTTGAGCGATGTGGCTTAGAAGCTAGAACTGGATATGATCTGCAAACAGCTAGACGTTCTATGAACATCATGTTAGCAGAGTGGGCTAATCGTGGTCTTAATCAATGGACTATTGAACAAAAGACACAAGCTCTTACTGCATCTGATTCAGAGTATAGTTTGGGTACAGACATTATTGATATATTATCTGCTGTTGTTCGCAGGAGTGGGACAGACTTTAGCATGAGTAGAATTAGCAGAGACACATATATTAATATTCCAACCAAAACTACAACTGGTAGACCTACGCAATATTTTCTTGATAGACAAGTAACACCAAACTTGAAGATATGGCCAGCACCAGAGAATAGCACAGATATTATTGTTTATGATGCTTTAACACGCATACAAGACGCTGACACACAAGTAAATACAATGGAGATACCTTTTAGGTTTTATCCTTGTCTTACGGCAGGATTGGCTTATTATATAGCCATGAAAAGAGCACCAGATAGAATACAATTATTAAAAACAGTATATGAGGAAGAATTTGAAAGGGCAATGGGCGAAGATAGAGACAGATCATCTTTCACAGTAAGCCCACAATTATCATATTATAAGGTTGGATAATGGCTTTTGCACAAGGAAAATACGCTTACAGAATATCTGATCGTTCTGGATTTCGTTATCGTATTAAAGATATGAGAAAAGAATGGAATGGAAGTGTTGTTGGATATGATGAATATGAAGAAAAACATCCACAATTAACTCCTCCTAGAATAAGGACAGATTTAGAAGCTATAAGAGACGCAAGATCAGATGTGAAAGATGACAATAAAGCTTTCATAGTTTATACTAATCAAGGTCTTGGAAATTTAGGAAGTTTATTAACATCTTTTAGTGCTACTGCAAGTGTAGGTAGTGTAACAGTGAGTACAACATGAGTTTTACTTTAACAACATTGACTGCATCAATCCAAGAATGGACACAAAATGATGAAACTACTTTTGTAGCAGAAATACCTTTTTTCATTAAAAACGCAGAAGAAAGAATATTTAAAGTAGTTGATTTAGATTATTTTAGAAAAAATGTTACTGGAGGTATGACTAGCGGAAATAAATTTTTAGAAAAACCATCAGATTATTTATCTACATTTTCTTTATCTTATGTAAATTCGAGTAGTCAAAATGTTTTTTTATTACAAAAAGATGTTAATTACATACAAGAATTTACCCCAAACCCAAGCACTACAGGAAGTCCAAGATTTTATTCATCGTTTGATGTGAATACATTTATTGTGGCACCTACACCAGATTCAAGCTATTCAGTTGAACTTCATTATTATTATAGACCCGCTTCACTAACAACAGACGACTCTGGTAGCACATGGATTAGTACAAATGCACCTGATGCCTTGTTGTATGCTAGTTTGGTAGAGGCTTACACCTTTATGAAAGGTGAATCTGATTTAATTCAACTGTATACTGCAAGATTTACAGAAGCCATAAGTAGATTAAAAATATATGGTGAAGGTCAAGAAAACACAGATGCTTATAGGGAGGGTTTGGTTAGAGTTCCAAAACAATAGAAGGTAGCACAATGAAAAATAAAAGTATTGCTATTGTTGCACTTGGCAATAGTTTTTCTGAATATATATTAGCAAAAATTCGTAGTGAAAAATTTGATGAGGTGTGGACTATAAACTCTATGTCTGGAGTTATATATCACGATAAGTGTTTTATGATGGACCCTCCTTCAAGATTTCTTGATACTCCAAATGCAGGAAAACAAACAAATATAATGCAAGATAGATTAAGAGAAAAGAAAGATATACCTATTTTCTCTTGTTGTTTGGACAAAAGATGTCCAGATGTTGTTGAGTTTCCCTTACAAAAAGTAATACAAAAGACTGGTTATGCTTATTTTAACAATACAGTATCATACTCTTTGGGTTATGCTATTGCACAAGAGGTTTCTGATTTGCATTTATATGGAATAGATTTTACTCATAAAGATGTTGCGTTTGCCGAAGCAGGCAGAGCTTGTTGTGAATTTTGGTTAGCCATAGCTATTTCAAAAAAAATTAAAGTTCACATAGCAAATAGTTCATCTTTGCTTGATATGAATGTACCAGATGATCAAAAGCTTTATGGTTATCACAGACTTGATGATCCCCTTGTTTCTACAACAACACAAGGTAGTATGTTAATAACAAAGAAATCAAAATTAGAACCACCAGAACCATTGGATTCAAAGCCTAATCTAATTGGCAGAGATGATATACCTGGTATTAGTTATGAGGAGAAATAAATGTTTAATGTTGGAATATCACAAGCTGGAAATGTCAATGTTATGACTTCAAATAATGGAGGATTAACAAATGAACAAATTGCAGACTTAGCTGTTGATAAGATAGTGAGCATATCAGATGATGCTCCTGCACACATTAGACAACAAGCTAATCAATTTAGAGAACATCTCAAAAATGTTCTGTATCATTATCTACTCTTGGCAAGAAGAGAAGAGCGTGGTACTATCATTCAAGCCTTGCTATCAGGTGGTCAAAAAGAAACGGCTGAATATATAAGGAGATTATAACATGGCAATAGCACAAGCAATGTGTACTGCATTTAAACAAGAGTTAATGTTAGGTACACACAACTTTGCAACAAATGGTAATGCTTTTAAATTAGCACTATACGCAGAGGGTGGCGGAGGTAAATCTTCTACTACTGCAACATTAGGTGCGGCAACAACTGCTTATACTACGACAGGTGAAATAGCGAACAGTGGTTCGTACACTGCTGGTGGTGGAGCTTTGACTAAAGTTGCACCAACAACTTCTGGAACAACGGCATTTACAGATTTTGCTGATTTAAGTTTTACAACTGCAACGATTACGGCTATGGGTGCATTAATATACAATGACACTAATAGTAATAAAGCAGTTTGTGTTTTAGATTTTACATCTAATAAAACTTCAACATCTGGTACATTTACAGTTCAATTTCCAACTGCTGATGCAAGTAATGCGATTATAAGGATAGCCTAAATGTCAAATTCTACCTTACAAGGTTGGGGTAGAGGCACATGGGGTCAAGGTCCTTGGAATGAAGAGATTGACGTTGTTGTTACTGGAGTAGTAGGAACAACTGCGTTAGGCACTCCAGATGGTATTCCTGGTGTAAATGTAGCCGTAACAGGTGTTTCTGCAACTACTGCTATAAGTCAAACTGGTGCTAGTACAGTTACATATACTGTTACTGTTGTTTCTGGCAATCCATCAAATCACCCATATTATAATCAAGGCTCCACCAATAAATATGCTATTGGTGGATCGACTGCTACGTCTGATGTTACTTTAACTATGTATGAAGGTAATACATATAGATTTGATCAAAGTGATAGCAGTAATAATGGCCATCCTATCAACTTTTATGAAGATAAAGACAAAAATACAACATACACAAGTGGTGTTAGTTATAATATAGATGGTTCTTCTGTATCTCAATCATCTTATGTTGACACTTCTACTTTTAATGCAGGCTCAACTAGATATGTAGAAATAACTGTTCCAGACGGAGCACCTACATTGCATTACCAATGTTATAATCATGCTTTAATGGGTTATTTTGCAAATACCCTTGGTATTCCTAACATAGCAACAACAACTGGAGCATCTGTAACTAATGTTGTTGGTACAACAGCACTAGGTTCAGAAACAGTTACCACAAGTGTAGATATAGCAGTTACATTAGTTGCGGCACAAAGTGGAATATCTAGTGTTGTCACAGTGCCACAATGTGTGGTATCTTTAATTGGACTTGGTGCTACTGGTAGTACGGGAGAAGAATTAGTATATAGCTTAATAGTACCAAATCAAACAGCTAACTGGCAAGAGGTGGCATAATGGCAAGTACATTTGTAAATAATTTAAGACTCGAAGAAATGAATACTGGCGAACAGTCAGGACAATGGGGTACTAAAACTAATACAAACTTAGAACTCATAGGTGAGGCATTAGGGTTTGGCACGGAAGCCATAACAACAAACGCAGACACTCATGCAACCACTGTGGCAGATGCTACTAGTGATGCAGGAAGAGCCATGTTTATTAAATACACGGGAACCTTAGATTCTGCTTGTACTATTACTATATCTCCAAACACAATGAAAAGAGTGCATATAATTGAAAATGGAACTAGTGGATCACAAAATATTATAATATCTCAAGGATCTGGTGCGAATGTTACAATAACACCAGGCACTGCAAAAGTTCTTTACTTAGATGGTGCGGGATCTGGTGCAGCCGTTGTTGATGCTTTTGCACATTTAGCTGCTGGTGATTTAACTGTAGATGATGATTTGATTGTGTCTGATGATGTAACTCTTAAATCAGATAGTGCAGTATTAGGCTTTGGTGCTGATACGGACACTACTTTAACACATACAGACGGCACAGGTTTAACTCTTAATGGAACTAATAAATTAACATTTGGTGATGCCGCTAGTTTTGTACATCAAAGTTCAGATGGTGTTTTAACAGTAGATGGTGAGGCAACCATTGATTTAAATGCAAGTACAGCCGTTCTTGTAAGTAATGATCTCAAGTTAGATAGCGATTCATCAGTTTTGGGTTTTGGTGAAAATAATGATGTAACTTTAACTCATGTACATGATAGTGCTTTATTATTAAATGATGCTATAAAAATGACTTTTAGAGATAGTGCTTTATCTGTAAGTTCAAGCACAGATGGACAGTTAGATATTGATGCCGACACAGAATGTGAAATTACTGCACCAACAATAGATTTAACTGCATCAACCAAAGTTACAGTTAGCAATGATGTCGAAGTTACTGGAAGATCAGTTGGTGTAACAGTTACAGCGGAAAATGATGGTAGTTTTGATTTAGCTGTAGGTAATGACTTTACTTGCACCACCACTGGCAATACCGAAATAACATTTAGTAATGCTGCTGCTGGACAATCTGGTAATATAAAATTTGTAAATGGTGGTAATCATACAATAACTGCAAACGCACTTGTTGCAATAAATGCAGATGTGCTTAGTACAATAAGTGCAAGTGGCACATATCATCTTGCTTACTTTTGTACTGCGGCAAGTGGCAGTAATACAATATTAGTTTCAGCATCGGCAATATTAACATAAGGTTGATTTATGAGCATAATAAAGGCAAATGGCGCAGGAGATCAAGACACAGGTTTCTATAATGGTGTTGCCACAACTTCATACAGAAACATTCCAACTCAAACATTAACTAGAGATTATGGTGCTTCTCCTACAAGCACTAAAATTATGTCATTTGGTGGTTGGGTAAAAAGACAACAGACTGGACACTACTCTAATTTACTTTCTGCCACATTAGGTGGTGGTGGTGTTGGGCAAGGTTATATATGGATGGGTGGTAATAGCATTAGTGTTGACCAGGTTGCTGTGCAGGATTTAACAGCAGGGGGTGCAACAACCTTTAATTATATAACTACTAGATTAGTTCGTGATACAAGTGCTTGGATGCATCTTTGGGTGAGAATAGATACCACAGATAGTACAGAAGGAGATAGAGTTCAACTTTGGATAAATGGTGTTAGAGAAACATCTTTTGCAACAGCAACTGCTCCTTCATTAAATGCTGATACAGTTGGTCTTAATCAAAACAAAACACATTTCTTTGGTCATTCAAATTCAGGGTATGGTGGTCATGTTTATTATTCTGATTGGTGGTGGTTAGATGGTTCGGCAGTTACACCAGTTGATACAGTAGGTGAATTTAAAAATGGGGTATTTATTCCAAAAAACTATTCTTCTCCATCATTTGGTAATAAAGGTTGGCATTTAAAGTTTGACCAAACTGGAGTGGGTAGTCCATCCGATACAACGATTGGTGCAGATTCAAGTGGTAATTCACGCCATTGGACTTCTACAGCTAATACTAATGTTGAAGCACATGATTGTGCCTTGCCTGATAGTCCTGAGAATAATTTTTGTACGCTTAATCACAATGCAAGAGGAACAACAAATGTTGCTTTGTCTGAAGGTGCTTTAAAATTTGTTTGCAATACTAGTAATAATTTTGGAAATGTATTAGGTACAATACCTTTGTTTAGTGGTAAATGGTATTGTGAAGGATACATGGCTAACACTAGTTTAACTCAATTTGGTGTACAAGAAGTTACAAATAATATTTATCAAAGTAGTGGTGATTTTGGTGCTAACACAGATTTAGGTATGTGGGATAGTCGTGGTTATTTTTATGACGAGGGAACAGCAGGAGGCACTCCATCATCATTTGCAAATGGAGATATAATTAATATTGCTTTTGATGTAGATGCAGGAAAAATATGGTTTGGTAAAAATGGTACATACTTATTTTCAGGTGACCCTGCTAATGGCACAAATCAAAGTACTGGTTCAACAAATGATTTATCTTCTATAGGTGTAACTATAGCGGGGAATGGTGCAAGTGGTTCGGGAATTTTTAATTGTGGACAAGATGATACATTTGCAGGAAACAAAACAAGTGGTTCAGCTAATGCCACAGATTCTGAAGGAATAGGTCAATTTTATTATTCGCCACCATCAGGCTTTCTAGCAATATGCACAGCTAACCTTAGTGATGATGATTTAACCATAAGTCCTAATGCTGCTACACAAGCTACTGATCATTTTGGAATACTAACTTATACTGGTAGTGGCAGTGCTTCAAGAAGTATAGTTTCTGGGGGGACTGATATTGGTGGTAAAATAAATTTCAAACCTGATTGGTTGTGGGTAAAATCAAGGTCTGGTTCTTATTATCATGGTTTGTGGGATTCAAACAGAACAAATAAATCTGCCTTATATTCAAACGCATCAGATGATGAGGATACTTCAACAGCAGGAACATTAGGTTCACTTGATACTAATGGTTTTACTACTCCAAATGTAGCTAGTGGTGGTTTTATAAATATAGGCTCTGGTACATATGTAGCTTGGAACTGGAAAGCTAATGGTGGAAATTTGACAACGAATGATGCAAGTGCAACTGGTGTTGGTACAATAGATTCTACTTATCAAGCAAATACTACAGCAGGATTTAGTATTGTGACTTATACTGGAACTGGAAGTGCAGGAAGTATTGCACATGGATTAGGTGGTGTTCCTGAAATGATGATTGTAAAAAATAGAGATGGAGCACATAGTTGGTCTGGAACATATCATCATAAAATGGCAAGTGACCCACATACAGATTATTTAAATTTAAGTGGAACTGGTGGAGTTGTTGATGATTCAACTATGTGGAATGATACTGCACCGACTTCAACAGTTTTTACTGTAGGTACTGCAAGCAATACTGGTTCTTCTGATAATTTTGTGGCTTATTTATTTAGAGGAATATCAGGTTACTCCAAATTTGGCAGTTATACTGGAAATGGCGTAGCAGATGGTACGTTTGTCTATACGGGATTTAGACCTGCTTGGCTTATGGTGAAAAGATATGATGCAGCTAATAATTGGCATATTTGGGATACTACAAGAGGAATTTTTAATCCAATGGGTAGTGGTTCACTATTAGTTGCTGATGATGTCTATTATGAATCACAACTTGGTTCAGTATTAGACATTCTAAGTAATGGCTTCAAACCTCGTGCTAATTCTACTGGTTATAATAATGGCTCATACATATATATGGCGTTCGCCGAAAACCCGTTTAAATATGCTAATGCAAGATAGGAGAAAATAATGGCTTGGAAACATAATGGTAGAACCATACAAGTAGGAAAAGCATGGGTTAGTGATGATAATACTAAATACCCTCGTCAATGGAACAATCTTACAGACGCAGAAAAAAAGTCTGCTGGTTTGGTTTGGGAAGATGACCCAACACCTTTAGGTGCTTATGATAGTTTTTATTATTGGGGTTGGAACTCTGATGGTGATGCTTTATTACCAAAGCCACTTGCAGATTTAAAAACTGCTAAAATAGACCAAGCTAAACAAACATCTGCAAGTTTATTGCAAGACACAGATTGGTATGTAACTCGTAAATCAGAAACATCTACTGCAATACCAAGTGGAATAACTGCATATAGAACAGCAGTTAGAACTAATTATACTGCATTAAAGACTGCCATAGGTAATGCTTCAGATATAGCAGGATTACAGGCTTGTTATGAAACAGTAGCAGGTGCATCGCAAACAGCTAAAACAATAGATGCAACATCGTCTAGTGTAGTTAGTACGTCAGATAATACTATTACAAGTAATGGTCATGGATTTGTGAATGATGAGCAAGTTTCTTATAATGTAGGACAAAATTCTAGTAATGAAACTGCAACAGTGATTGGTGGCTTAGTAAATGGTACATCTTATTATGTAATATCTGCAACAACAAACACCTTTAAATTATCAGAAAGTCATAGTAACTGTGGAGATGAAGCAGTTGTATCACTAACAGGTTTATCTAGTGATGGTACTGCACAGACGTTTACTTCACAAGGTAGACCAAGTGCAGGGCAAACGTTTCCTGACAGTCGTATGCTTAAGTATTCTGCGTAAAAGGTGTTAAATGCCTATAACAAAATTACAATTCAGACCTGGTATAAATAAGGAAACAACGTCTTATTCAAACAAAGGCGGTTGGAATGATTGTGATCTTGTTCGGTTTCGTTTTGGGTATCCAGAAAAATTAGGTGGTTGGGAGAAATACAGCGGCTCTACTTTTTTAGGTTCTTCAAGATCTCTTCATGCTTGGGCGAATCTTCAAGGTAATAGTTATCTAGGTATAGGCACAGAGATAAAATTCTATATAGAAGAGTCACAAGGTTACAATGATATTACTCCCTTAAGACGTAAAGTTGTAAATGGTGTAACTGTTTTTGATTTAGATGGTCTAACAGTAATTGCTGCACCATCTGGAAGTGCAGGAACTGGTCAAATTGGCACCGCTATTGTACTTGGATCTCAAGATGTTCCCGTCTTGGCAAGAAACCCAGATTCTGGTGTTTTATCAATAGGTGTAGGACAAGTTGGCACAGTTACAATAGACATTCCTCCTACTGCTATATCTTTAACTGGAACTACGGGTCTTGGTTCTGTTACA